CTCTTGCATGGCAAATTCCTTTTGCGCATTAGCAGCATCAACAAGAGCCAACTCTAGTTCGTTGATTTTGCCGGTAATTTTAGGAAAGGCTTGACCTGCTTTAGCTTCGTAATCAGCCAACTTTGCCCTGAGATCATTTGTTTTGTCAACTGCCTTATTAAAAGCTTCAGAAAACTTATTCTCAATGGCTTGTTCAGCGGAGGCTCCAATCCCTTCTGTTTTCAGCGCAATATCGCGCAGCTGTCTGTCAAGAATTTCAGACAATTTCAAAGCCGCGTTCCTTGCTATAAGGGCTTTGTCGATACCACTTCTGCCTGATCCGCTTCCAAGTGCAGTCTTGGGTGTTTCGGTTATACCAGGAAGACCTATACCTTCGTCTGGCCTCTGAATGTCAACGCTGCCAGACGTTAGAGAATTAATTTCATCCCTAAGCCTTTGCCTTGTATCTGTTATTGATTTTATGTCTAAATCAAAATCTCTGATTCTTCCAGACCTTGTACCCAAAAAGTCGCCCTTCTCGTCCATCTCTTTTTGCATACTTGCTCTTTGAGCTCTTAGGCTCACCAGGCTTTTGTTCGCGGCCTGTATGAGAACAGTATTCTTATTGATTTTGGCATCATCTGTAACGCCAAAAAACTTATTAAGTGCTTTTGTGGCTTTCGTTATGACGTCCGCAACATTTATAAAAGTTTCTTGAAAAGCACTTCCTATTGGAGCGAGCAAAGCGCCAACACTTTCGCTTAACTTACCGAGTGAAACTTTTAAACGATCGCCAGCAGACTCAGGTCCAGATGCAATTATTTTTGCATTTTCGCCATAACGTTCAAGCAATGCTTTGGTGAAGGTTTGGAAGTCCTGAAGGCTAACTTTTCCACCCTCAAGTGCTTTGTCTAATTCTTGAGGAGTTTTACCAATACTTTCAGCAAAAAGACTGAAAGCACCTGGCAGTCTTTCACCAATCTGTTGACGCAGTTCCTCAGCGGAAACCTTGCCTTTACTAAAGACCTGAGCAGTTGCTGTAAGCGCAGAGTCAACATCTTGCAGCGATCCGCCAGTTGCCCGGACGGCTGCAACAATTCCATTAAATGCAGTTTTAGTGTCGTCTAGGTTCCCGCCAGCACCCTGGACGGAAGCCTGTAATTTCGTAAATTGTTTAGTAAGAATTTCTTGGGGAATTGCGTAGTCTTTTGTGCCTTGCTCAATAGCCTGCAAAGACCTTGCATACTCCTCATTGTTTGTAGTAACACCCAAGAGGGCAATCCTGAGTTTTTTCAGGTTTGCCGCGTATTCGGCTGTTGCGCCCAATGCTTGCCTTAATTGTCCAACCTGAGCGCCAATAGCTCCGCCGACGATTGCACCAGCAGGACCGCCAAAAGCTGCACCAGCTAAAGAGCCAATAGCCCCTTCAGCCCCACCAAACACACCAGCACCGGCAACCGTGCCAGCAATTTGCGCTGCACCTCTTAATCGTCCACCTCCTTGCTTGCGGCCTTCCGCCTTTGCAAGTTTTTTGTCTAACTTTTCAAGTTCTAGGCCCGCTTTTTTGAACTCATCACCAGTTACATCAACAGAACGCCTAAGAGCTTCAAAAGCTTTCTTTTGCGCTTCCAGTGAATTTATAGAGTTCCCAGTCTTTTGAGCAAACTTTGTGATTTCAGCCGTATATCCTTTTAGCGTATTTTCAGCATTTACAGATTCAGTCCCCAGCTTCCGCAAAGAAGACTTGAGCTGATTAAGACCCTTTAGACCACTAATCTTGGCCTTGATCTCCAATACGGTTGGATTGACAGCCATTACTTATCCGATTTGTTTAGTTCTAAGAGTGCTGCTGCTTCCATTACTCGAAGACCCTCCAGCATCTCACGGGGATTATCTACATCATAAAGGGACATTAGTCCTGACGCACCCAGCAAAACCTCATACTTCAAACCAACGTACCCTCCCATCGTGACGTTCCACTGGGTCTGCATACGCAAAAACATCATCACAGTATCCCAATTCTCATCCCAAACCTCAAACGTATCGTTCTTAGGCTTTTTTTTACTGACTACCTTTACACCAAAAGCAGCTGCGTCATCGTCCGTCCTGTCTTCAACTCTTTTGCCGCCATCAAGCCAGTGCTTAACAGCGCCTTTTAGTTTCCCTCTTGTGCCCCTGCAATTGACTCGATGTACGCATTGGTTATTCCTCGCACAAAGCAGGTGTCTTCAGAAAACTCTTTTAGATTCTCCTGAGAAAACTTTACGGGCTTGCCGTCTTCGTCCTCAATACCTTCCCACCCGCAGACGACTTGAGAAAGAAGCTCAAACTCACCCTTCTCCTTCAACTCAGAGGTCGGCACCCGCTTAAACACCGCGTCAAAAGTTGAAGTCTCAAACACGCCGCCATCAGCAGGCTCCTCAACTTTCACGGGCCACTTAAAAGTTTTAACCTTTTTGCGAACGAATGCCATTGAGCAGATTTAACTGCAATTAGCTTACAGCAATAAAAAAGGCCGTGCTCTCCAACACGGCCTCGGGAGCCCATCTCGTCAGATCAAGTGTACACCAAGCCGAACTCATCATTCCCTGCCGTTGATGGAATCGCGGTGTATGGGATGTTTAGCATCGCAATGCCGTCTTGATCGCCATAACTCACGTCCCCGATGTCGATCCGGGTGCTAGCAAAATCAACGATGTTCCCAGCCGTGGTGCCGTGCTGGAACGTCAAGTTACCCAGCGTGCCGTCAGCCAATGCAGCAGTGAAATAATCCTTCGTGGCAATCGAAACCATCTCGATACTCACGCTGCCGCTTGCGCTGCGATCAGTGATGATCACTTCTTTGTCGCAACCAATCAGCTCGCGATACACGACTGTGTTCCCGATGTCCATGCTCACTGACTGCAAGCAGCCAGAGTAAGAAAGCAAGGAGAAGGTGTCTGTGTTGCCGTTCTTAAAGATCAGCGGTGTCGCCTGATTCGCGTAAGTAACGCTAGGCAATGCTGAATCATCAGGAGCGTTATAGATGCCAGTGAAGGTAAAATCGATGGTTGGGATTTCACCCACGTTGGCATTCAAAGTAAATGTGCCTCTAGCACCTGTTACCTTATGACGAACACCATCAATGTTGTAGTGAATAGTGACTGAGCTAAAAGATGCACTTACTGGTGCATAGGTGACACTGACTCCAGCGGATACAGTCTCAGAAAGGCCACAAGCCTGAAGAGCTTTACCGTACTGAGGCGCGGTGCCAGCAGTACCAGACCCCGCTAACTCAACACTGAACGTACATTCAACGCGAGTGTTAGCAAGCAACTGTTCAGAAGCACCCAGATAAGGACGAATCAGGTCGCGACTAACAACATCACTCTGCTGTGGGGTGATGTTCAGATCTCTCACCAGAACCGCGTCGGTTCCGGTTGGAGTCGGATCGACTCCGTAGCTCGATTCTGTTTCGATCAGAATCAGTCGTTTCCGTAGAAGAAGTGGTGCCATTTTCTTGTGGGGGGTCGGCGGGAAGTGTTCGCTTGATCAGAGTGCGTTTTCCGGTTTCTGGATCGATTAAATACGACCCACCTTGACCGCTGTACTCGTCTTTCATCGTAATCCTTGCAACTGCTTAGACCTTAGTAGGCAGTAAGGTCTGCTACTTGAGTGCGATAAAGCACTTCGTAATCACAAGAAAATACCCCCGCAGGTTGATCAGCATCAAAAAAGTCGAAATTCGTGATTACAGGTTGAATATCAATAGCTAAACCGCCCAAGGTTAAATCTGCCATTAGCAGTGAATGCATTGATTCGATTACCGGGTCAGCATCTGTATAAGCGTTAGGAGATCGAATAGTGACGATCACCCTCACCCGCATTGTCCAGTCAAGCTTTGGCAGGCTTGTGTTTTGCTGACAGGTGTCCGTGGTTGGCTCAACGATGACGGCAGGTGATTCAGCCCTGGCCAATGCTGTAACCCTTGATCTGTACACCCTCCCACTAACGCCAGCGGTGCTGGCCAGTGTCGTGGCAATCTGCGCCAGGATTTGTTCGCGCCTAGTAGTCATTTAAGTAGGGTCAGGCCATTCTGAATGAGTCTTTAAGTTATATTAGCTAGACCAAACATGTCACTTGGCCTAGCTGCAGGGGCTCTTAATTAAGCAGCCCAGGGCGTGCCGCTGGCTTTTGTTGGTGCGCGTTGCTCATTGATTTGCGACTGGAGCGCCGCTTCAATTTCAGCAACCTTTTCGTCACCGCCAAGTGCTTCCTTGACCCAGCCAACTACCAGATCTTCGGTTAGGTCAGCAAAAGGCACGAGGTTTTCAGGACGCTCAAAACCGATGCTGCCATACGCACCAGCAGAATAAGTCCCGTCTGCCGCACTCACGGTGTAATGCGCGGTAAAAACGAAACCGTCTTCAGTTTCACGCTCCAAATTGGCAATAGCCCAAGTGAAAGAGGTAACAGGATCAGACATGAGTAAAATTCATTCAGCGTTAGTTTAATACCATA